CATCATGCCACATTTCCATCTCATTAATATCATAATCAACAGTATTATCATCATCAACTACTATTTTTAGCATACCATAAGAATCTCCCCCTTTAGAAGTAAGTTGTCTATATTTTTGATATATAATTTCATCTTTTTCATCTGCCTCTACAAAATAAATACCCATTATTTCTGGAGATTTATATATGTCTTCTAAATTAACATGGTTTCTCATTATTGTTCCTTCATTAGGGTCGTTTATTAAAACAGTGTTTGGTAAACATTGTGATAAACTTTTTTTGTAATGAAGATCAAAATAATGTCTTATGTGATCTGACAACCATCCAACTTGTTGATCGTCTGGTACTTCAATATCTTTATCATAACCAAACTTACCTTCGTAAGTTTCATAAAAAACAATACAATCAATTTTTAATTTTTTATTATCTAATTTAGATAATGAAGATAAATCTTGATAGTATATTGATGACTGTGTTAACTTTACTTCTTTCATAAAAATAAAATATCAGAAAAATATTTTAAGTCAATAATTATTCTGGAGCGTGAGTAGTAGGTCCATCCCACGATTGAGTTGATTCGTTCCAATCATAAGAATCTAAAATACTATTAGTTGTAGTATTAGGGTAGTCTACTGGTGGATCCCA